GAAGTCATCCCTGAAAGAGCTGAAGGATTTTACAGCGAATCCGGTGGACAGTGGAAGCTGAACATTGAAGGAGTTAAGACCCAGGAGGATATTGACCGTGTAAAGAACGCCCTTGAGAAAGAACGTGATCTAAAGATTGAGGCAGAGAGGCAGCTTGCACAATTCAAGGACGTGGATCTGGACATATGGGAGAAGGTCAAGGACATCGATCCGGAAAACCCCGGGGCAGGATTGGATCCCAAGGATGAAAAGGAAATCAACCGCCGCATCTCCGAGGCTGTCCGCGAGAGAGAAAGAGAACTCAGGGATCTGCACACAAAAGAACTAGCGGCCGCCACATCGGAAAAAGAAGAGGTTGAAAACCGCTTTAAACAGAATCACCTCAAACAATGGCGACGAAATATGCTGGCCGAACGCTTTGGGTTTAAGAACCTGGACGACCTGGACACTTTTTTGCTGAAAATCGAGCACAGTGATCTATCTGAATTTGTCGAACTGCGCAACCGGTTGAAATCTCTGGAAGTACAGGATGAGGGAGGTGGTTACCGCGTCGTTGGTGGTGAGTACAAAGACGGCAAGGGCGCCGAGGAAATTCTCGAGAACATTTCCAAGGCAGAAGTTGCCAAAAACTTCCGTCCGGCACCCGATCACCAGGGAGGCGGGGCGGGCAATAAGGGCGGTGGTAACCCGGGCGGCGTGAATCCTTATAAAAAAGAAACCTGGAATCTTACCGAACAGGGTAAACTGGAATCTGATAATCCAGCCGAGGCAAAACGCCTTGCCACGCAGGCCGGAGTTCAAATAGAGTCAGCATAGAGGTGTTTTGGATTGCAAAAAAGAAGGCTATGACAAAAAAACCGCTCAAACGGTCCTGAATAGCCTTCAAAAATCAAAACGACTTCCACGGCAGCCTGATCGGATCTACAATTGCCCACATTGTGGACTGTGGCATATCACAAGTAAGCCCAACCGATTCAAAAGGGCTGAATAGCGTCTATTAAAGAACCCCATCTATAAATAGGTTTACAGTCAAACGACTTAAAAGTAGTTTCAATATGTGCGGTAGAGGAGTCAGGTCGTCCTCGCTGGGCTCATAACCCGGAGATCGTGGTGTTCGAATCCCACCCGCGCCACTAAAGGTACCCGGCTATTAATGGGCAAATGTGTAAACATCAACTTTTAATAATTAGTGTAAAATAAACATTTATTGACCCACCCATTATATCAGGAAGCGTGATGCTCTGATTGGGAAACGGGAAGCGTGAAGCTCCGTTTGTGGTCGCCGTTCCGTCAAAATTGACGATACGGCTTAACAAACAACCGTAAAACCAATAAGAGGCTACCACATGCCAACTATCCAAATCTCCCATGTATACGTACCCGCCGCGTTTGATCGGCAGTCGCTACTGCAAACAAAAATTTTATCAGCATTTTGGAACAGTGGGGTTTTCCGTGAAGACCCCCTTCTGACTCAATTTGCGCAGGGCCCCGGTTCTATTATTGAGGTGCCGAAACTTCGACCTTTAGGAGGTAACAGAAATATCGGCTCTGATGATCCTTCAGAAACTTCTACCCCAAATGCAGCGCAGAAAGATGTTGAGAAGGCGATCAAGCATTTCTCCAACAACTCCTGGGCGCAAATGGATCTTGCTGCTGCGCTGACCGATCCGAGAGATCCTCTTGGACAGCTTGCCAACACCATTGGTGCGTATTGGGCGCGAGAGTATCAGAAAATTCTCATTGCTACCTTGAATGGTATTTTGGCTGATAATGACGCCAATGACAGTGATGACATGATTCACAATGTGGCTACTGATTCATCAGACTCAATTGCTGCTGCTGATAAAGTTTCTCATACCAACATCACCCGCGCCAGATTAACCTCTGGTGACGCATTGAATGACTTGCAAGCTATTGCAATGCACTCTGGTGTGTACGGAACGTTGCTTGAGAATGATGCTATTGACTTCATTCCTGAATCTGAGGTAAACGCAAGAATCCCGATGTTTGGTGATCTGCGCGTGATTGTCGATGACGGACTGCCCGTTGTTGCCGGTTCCAACCGATTGACCTACACATCTATTCTCTTTGGAAACGGATCTATCGGCTATGCTGAAGCGTCGCCTAAGACACCCTCTGAGGTAGACCGTCACCCAGATAAGGGTAATGGTGAAGGTGAGGAAATTCTTTATTCTCGCCGGCATACTGTACTGCACCCATTCGGTTTTGAGTGGGTTGGCGGCTCCATGGCGGGTAAAAGCCCGACTAACGCCGAGCTTGCACTGGCTACAAACTGGACCCGGGTATACCCCGAACGGAAGCAGGTTCCAATTGCTTTCTTGAAAACAAACGGATAATCAATACAGGGCTTTCGGGCCCCTGTTTTTTAACCTTTTAAAAAATCAATTATTATGGGACAATCAAAAATACCTACCGGACGACCTGATCTTGGTTTACCAAAATCATTGGGGCATATCTTTGAAACCGTGAAATCAGAAATGGAGTCTTTGCAGGCCCAAAATCCTGTTGCCATTTCCTTTGAAAGTGTTACGGTGAGTGATACTACTCAAGAAATCTCTCTTTCTGAGTTCCAGACAAAAATGACAACCAGTCATGCTAGTTCTGTAGCCAGTTTGGCAGACGGGGCTATCCCTGGCCAGCGAAAGTTAATCACATTAACCTCCATAGGGACAGGAGGTGATGAAGTTGCTTTGGATGAGGCTAATATCCACAACGCATCCGGGGTTCAAGCCACCGGCGTCACTTTTGACGCTGAAGATGAATTTTTATTAGTGGAGTGGACTGGTGCCGAATGGCAGGAAGTCTACGGAACTGCTACAATCGCAACTGCTTAAAATAATCACAACCATGGTACGACCAACACTTGCAGAAATTAGATATTACCAGGTTCACGGAAAGCAACCGGACAGCCTTGTAAATCGCAGAAAAAAAGCCGAAGCACAGGCGAAAAAAGCGAAGGAAGAGGCGAAAAAGAAATCAAAAACAGCAGACGACGAGTCTGAAGATATCGAAGAAACCGAGACTGAGGATGTCGAGGATTCTGAAGAAGAAACAGATGAATCTGAGACTGAACAGGTCTGGCCAAAAAAAGGAGCCAACGGATGGTGGGAGCTATCAAGTGGTAAAAAGATTCAAAACGAAGTGAAAGCCCGGGCCGACCAATCCAAGCTTGATAAGGCGTAGATCTCGATTGTTTTTTTAACCCTATAACCCGATGCGTTCATGGCGTATACAGATCGATCTTTTATTACCATTGCCGAGGCCGATGCTTATTGGGTGGATCGTGATAGTTCATGGGCAGAATTTACCGATAAAGAGGCGAGGCTTATCCGCGCCAGTGAATTTATCTTGCGGAGTTTCTACTGGGTAGAAGATCCGGTTATTGGAGAGGAGGTCTCAGATCAGTTAAAAGATGCGGTCTCCTGGCTTGCCTTTTATGCCTCTTCAGAACTTCAAGCCCCAGCTGCAAGGGGTGGAGAAATTACCAGAGTGAAAGCCGGTCCGGTTGAGGTGCAGTGGAGTGAGAACGCACCATCAGGAACCGTTTTTAGCTACTTAAAGAAATTGCTTCGCGGGCTGATTACAGGCACTAAGGTAATGAGGATCGCATGAGTATTTTCGGAGTCGATATCGCCTCTATTGTTTCAGATGCCTTTTCAGGTCAGCTGGTACAGGCAACCCTTACTCGTAAGGGCGTTCAGCAAGGGGAGTATAACTCGGTGACAGACCGATATGAGGACGAAAACGGGGATCCAACCGGCGATCCGGTCGATCAGGTGTTTACAACCGATGGAATTGACCCTGCAATCAGTAGTATTGCCGGCAAATCTCAGATTCTAATGGATGGGCTTACCAATGCCGGCGAGGTGCCAATACTTTTAATTGCCAAACCACTGGGAACCAATCCAAAGACAGGAGACAAGATTGAGATTGGCGGTGAAAATTATACAATAACGGGAATTATTGAGAAGGATCCCGCAGGAGCTACCTGGACAGTGAGGGCGAAAAAATGAAACTGATTATAAACAGATTATCACAAGACTACGCCCAGACCATTGGAGAGCTGCTTCTTATTGGAATCGGCGAGATTCGCAGGTTCTGCTCTGTTGAACTTCCTTGGAAAGAAAATCAGCGGAGTATAAGCTGTATTCCCGCCGGAAGGTACAAGGCCGAAAAAGAGATTCATGGACGGTTTGGAAAGTGTATAAGAGTCCACTCTGTACCAGGGCGATCGGGTATACTCATTCACTCGGCAAATCATTTCCATCAACTAGAAGGCTGTATAGCGCCAGGTAAAGGATTTTTTGATATCGACGCAGACGGCCATGTGGACGTGACAAAAAGCAGACTGGCAATGGACCAGATCTACGACCAAATCGATGATGTTTTTGTGTTTGAACTCTATGACGCTATCGTTTTTAGCGATCATCGGAAACCTACAGAAAAGCAGGGTATGGAATGAGTGAATACGCAGACTTAAAACATTCTATTGAGTCCATCGACGCCAAGGTTAATCGCCTTTTGGCATGGGCCGAGGGAGACCAAAGGCTTGGAACGCCTTCCGTAAAACAGCAGATTGACAAGAATAGCCGGGACGTTGTTGAAGTTCGAAGAAAGGCGTATAGCGCTGTTGAGTTGATTAAAGAAAATTCGAACGACATCAAAACAAACACCACGGAGATAAAGAATATCAAGCGATCCGGAGGCCTTGCAGGAGCGGGAGCCGGCGGTGTTATTGCAATTATAGTTGAAACGATTAGAACACTTTTTCAATGAGCACATTCGAACTGGACATACGTAGATTTTCTGAGAAGCTGGAAAAGCGGGCTAAGGTCGTTCTGCAAAAAACGGCCATGGATATCGATCGCTCAGTGGTGCTGTTGACTCCCGTGGATACCGGCCAAGCCAGAGGCGGATGGAACGTGGGTGTGAATGGTGTAAATCTGGAAGAGGCCGACACGGATAAAAGCGGCCAAAAAACGATCTCAGAAAACGAACGATCTATTACCAGGGCCGAGGCCCCGGACACAATCTATGTATCAAATAATGTGGGGCACATTGAGTATCTGGAGGATGGCAGTTCAAAACAAGCGCCGAACGGAATGGTTGCAAAAACACTGAAACGTTTTCCGCAATTTGTCCGAGAGGGTGTTTCAGCGGCTAAAAAGGAGAACCCATGAGTACACGGAAATTTACCATACGGGCTGTTCTTCGTCAGCACCTCATTAATATGACGGGTCTGCCGGCTATCAACTGGGAGCTGATGATATTTGACCCTCCGGAAGACGGCTCTGGGAGCCCGCTGCCGTATATACGTGAGACTATGTTACCGGCCGATGAATTTCTTTCTGCCAATGATGAGCGCACTGGTGTTGGGGTCTATAGACTGGACTTGATTGTGCCAATGGGATATTCGATTTCCGCGGCTGAAAACCTTGCTGATTCAATCAAACAACATTTCAGACCCTCCCAAAATATCGGAGCGGGCAACATTGTATCCATCGAGCGATCGTCCGTCGGGCAGAATGATGATAGTGAGCCGCCATGGGTGGTCTTGCCCATCCAGATTGACTACCGGGCTCATAGTGCGAACAAAGTTTCATAAAACAATAAAAAAAGGTGACCAACCATGAGTAACAGTAAATTTCAAGATTCATTTTTTTCCTACGTCGAAGAGGTGACTCCAGGGACTACCCCGGGCACTCCTTCCATGAAAAAACTACGGACCAAAAATCCGCTAAACCCAAACCCTAATAAATCCCTTCTTGAGAGCGAGGAAGTCCTTTCGCATCGACAGAGAGAGCACGTTCGTCATGGGATGAGAGGGTTTTCTGGTAACGTGCCGACTGATTTTTCATTTGGGGCCTATAATGACATGCTTGCCGCGCTTCTTTCCGGAGTCTGGGAGGCGGGAGTTCTGAAAGTCGGCAGTACGCAAAAAACCTTTACCGTTGAGCAGAAGATCAACGCCGATAAGTTTATCCGAGGCCTTGGCGTGACTCCCTCGCAGCTGTCCATCACAATCCTAACAAATCAACTAGTGACTTGTGGTTGGGATTTCGTCGGTATGGATTTTTCTTATGAGGCAACATCGTTGGGTACACCGGCTGATGTGGCAACGCACCCGCCGTTTGACGGGCTTGGAGGGGCGACAATCGAGGAGGGTGGATCCGCAATTTCGATCGTAACCTCGCTGAATATGACGATCAATGCATCGAAGAGCGTCGGCGGTCTTGTAGGTACTAACAAGGGCGACGTTCCTACAGACGGACAGGTTCAGGTTACAGGGAATCTGACAGCCCGGTTCAACTCATTGGCTCTGTTCAGCAAGTTCGAGGATGAAACCGAGTCCAGCCTAAAGGTCACGCTTATAAATCCGGCTGATTCTGGCGATACACTCGAGATTTCTCTACCGAGATTGAAATACAACTCCGGATCACCGCAGAATAACGGCAATGTGATCGACGTGAGCCTTGACTTTGAAGGGCTTTATGATGTGACTGCAGAGAGCTCTATTGTGATAACCGAAGTGGAGGCCGCCTAATGGGATTTGATTTAAAAACCTTATCGATTGACCCGCAAGGACAGAAAACCACTTATGAAATTATCGACCCCAGGACGGAGGAGCCTCTTGTTGATGATAAAGGGAATGTGGCGACACTGACCTTGTGGGGGCCTGATTCATCGGTTATCAAAAATGTTGAAAAGCAATTCCGGAAAAGCGCCGAGGAAAAGGCGTTCAAAAACCGCAAAAAAGAATCGATGCTTAATTATGCCCTTGATCTTCAGCGCCGTAAGGCCGTCGCCGCTGTTTGTGAATGGGAAAACATTGGTTGGGACGGTAAAGAACTAGAATGCACCCCGGCTAATGTAAAGCTGGTATTTGACAACCTGCCCTGGATTGAAGAGCAGGTCAAGGTCTTTATTTCTGACCGCGTAAATTTTATGAAGAGCTGATAGAAGACCTCTGCACGGCGGCCGATCACCGTTTTTGGCTTTCTCAGAAAATAGGGAAATCAAAAACGACTATGGCCGAACACCTGCAGGGAATCTATCAGCAGACGGGGGAGGTTCCCGATGGGCTTAATGGTCCTGAAATACCAATGATGGCCAGTCATGTTTGGCAGTGGTTCAGTGATCTGCATCACAGCAGAAGCGGGCCAATAACCTATATGGAAATCGACTCTTATAGTAGACTCTCAGGAATTGAGATCAGACAATGGGAGCTATCGGCAATTAAAAAACTTGACATCCTATACTTTAAATCCTTAGACAATGGTTGATTTAGCCCGGCTTACTATCGCGATTGACGGATCCCAAATCCGTTCGGCTACTCAGCAGCTTCAGGGATTGGCGCAAAAAGGAACACAGGTAGGCCGTACGATGACCACCAGACTTACATTGCCACTGGCAGCGGGTATGATTGCCGCCGTTCGTGAGGCTGGGATGCTCGAGGGCGCCCTGGATAAGTTCAACGTGGTATTCCAGGGCATGAACACCGAAATGCATGAGTTTGTCCGGCTATACAATGAGGAGTTTCCGATCGCACGAAGCGAGGTCGTCAAACATGCGGCCGCCCTTCAGGATCTTCTGGTTCCCATGGGTATCAACCGGAAAGAAGCAGCGGGGATGACCCGGGAATGGCTGGAACTCGCCGGTGCACTCTCTGCTTTTAACGATGTCCCGATAGGTTCAGTTCTCGAGGCAATGAGTTCCGGAATTGCGGGTATGACCCGGCCATTGCGACAATTTGGTATTGATGCCCGAGCGACCGTATTAGAACAAGTTGCTCTGGAGGAGGGATTGATTCGAGTTGGTGAGGCAATGACCGAGCAGGCACGGCAGCAAGCCTTGTTAATCCAGTCTTATCGTCAGAGTCAGGATGCGCTTAATGGACTCGAGGAGCAAAAAGGGTCTTTATTGTGGAAAATAGAGGAATTGAAACGGGACTTTAAAGATCTACTTGCAATCCTTGGCGATGATCTGATCCCGATAGCAACGGATTTAATCGATGTATCCAAGGATTGGATTGTGGTATTCAGCGAGCTCGACGAAGGGACAAAAAAGACAGTCACTCAACTCGCTCTGCTCACAGCTGCTGCCGGACCGGTTATCTGGTTATCGGCGACCATGGTTAGCTCATTTATTACACTCGGGGGAGCTGCTGCCCGGGCCACGAAAGGAGTTGCCAGCCTGAGTTTAGCGCTTTCCACAAACCCATGGTTTTTAGTCGCCGGTGCGGCCGGTGCATTAGCCCTGCTATTGACCGGGAAATACATATCATCTGTCAATTCAGCAGAGCAGGAGACCAGCGAGTTCACTGAGGCGCTCCTCGGCCAGAACAAAGCTCTTGAAGAAGCTCAAAAACTATTAGAGGGCCTCAGTTACCAGAACATGGTGAACAATACCCAACAGGCGCTCCGGACTGTCAGGCAGGATGCCAGATCACTTGAAACAGAGCTTCGGGAGGACTTCGCACAGGTTCAGGAAGCTCTTGACGGAACGTTCAGTAATTTCGACGAGTGGCTTGGCCATATTGCAACAAAATACGCGGACACCTCAGCAGATAGACTACTGGCACTGAAAGATCAAGAGATTGCACTTGAACGTCAGACGGGCATCATCGAGGAGATTAACCACTTTGAAAATCAACTTATTGCCACCGAGGGCAAAAGAGGGGAGTTTATCGAATCCCGTCGACTGGCCGCTATGGAAGAGGTTGATCGACTCAGGGAACTGATCGGGTTAGCCCCTAAATACCGGGAGGCACTTGGAGGTGAAGGCAACCTGAGTGGAGTATCGCAGGCGGAACTACGGACCGTATCTCAGCTCAAGGAGTTGATTCAGGATCTTGGAACGGAGATAGACAACTCTTTTGACCGCGAGACCGTTGCATCCTATCAAGCTCAGATAGAATCCCTCGAGCGAGAAGTGGGTATACTGCTCGGGACGATAACACCGATGAGCGAACTGCTTGAAAAGGCCAACTCTATGGAGCTCCGGAAAATAGAGCCCGCAAAACTCTTTGAAGGGTTTGATGATATTGAGCCCCCCATGAAGTCCGTCCTCGAGCTACTTCGGGGATTAAGTTCGGAGCAGCAACATCTTATTTTAATGAATAACGCTTTAGGTGATAGTTATACTACAACCTCTCAGCAGGCTAGTCTGTATTTAGACGCTATTGACAGACTAATTAAAGACGGTCATGACCCTCAATCAAAGGTCGTACAGGAGCTGGTTGATAAGTACGTAAAACTACAAGGTGAGCTCACCGAAACGGACGCACTGACACAAGATCTAGGGTTTACGTTCTCAAGTGCATTTGAGGAGGCGGCTATGAATGTTCGGAGCCTGAATGATCTATTGAATGTCACTCAGGGACTCATGCAGGATATTCTCCGGATATTTCTGAGAACAGCCGTCACCAAACCCCTTGGAGACGCACTTGCGAACTCTTTTTCAGGCGCCTTTAGCCCAGGTGGATCCGATAACGCTGAACCGGTCGATGATCTGATCATATCCGATTCAGGTAGGGTATTCAAACCCCACCCGAATGACACACTGCTTGCCGTTCAGAATCTGGCCGGGTTAACCGGTGGAGGGGATCAAAAGCCCGCGAACTTTAACGTCTATGTTGAAAACCACGCGGGGGCTCAGGTTGACGTTCAACGCCAGCAACGTCCCGATGGTGGTTTTGACGCCAGGATCATTATTAAAAACACAGTAAAGGAATTAATTGGATCCGGAGCCCTCGACCGCGAATTAGGGGGGTCATTCGGACTTCGTAGATCAGGGAGGAACGTAGGATGAGCAGCTGGCCAGCAACTTTACCGCCCTTTAGAACCCCAGTGAGTGTGACACCTCAGGACGGTTTTCTCCGGACTTCGATGGAGGGTGGCCCTCAAAAGGTTCGCCGGAGATTCCGGGCAAACCCCACGAATCACAGTATACCGATGCGGATGAGCGGCGCACAGTTTGACATCCTCAAACAGTTTTACGCCGACTACGTGGAATTTACAATATCCGACGCTGGCCTGTCCGGTACATATCGTTTTCTAAGCCCACCGGCAGGGGAGATCATTGTCGGGAACAGTGATCCAGATAAACGGATCTGGAATGTGCAGATCGAAATTGAGAGGCTGCCATGAGTCGTCAAGTAAGCGCAACGATGCTCCAGGCTATGCTCGCGCAGAGCACCACGGAGATCCCATTGACGGTTATAAAAATTACGCACGCTTCCCTTGCGTCCCCGATGCTTTTTGTCAATGACAAAATATCTCTCGATCGAAGCGACGGGACGTATTTACCAGCAGCGTTCGAGTTCAGGTTGCCGGACGACCAACAGGATAATATCCCTCGCGGGCAGATTGTCCTGGATAACGTGGATCGGCAGATCATTCAGGCAGTCCGGCCACTTCAGAGCGCTCCGGAGATCGAGGTGAATATCGTATTAGCAAGCCAGCCGAATACGGTTGAGGTCGGTCCGATGCGTTTCAAATTAAAACAGTTTGAATATGATGCCACAACAATGAAAGGCACCGTGGCATATGATGAAGATTTTTTAAACCAGAATATACCCAAGGACATGTTTAGTCCTCGGACAACACCGGGGATTTTCTGATGGAGGATATAGAGCAATCAATAATGCAGTTTGAAGGGGATGACATAGACGCTCGAATACTCATACAGCGAGACCCACAATGAAAAAACCAAACAATGAAAAAACCAAACAATGAAAAAACCAAACAATGAAAAAACCAAACTTTGACATCCCGGCATCTTTCACACTTTTTGGCGAAGAATGGGAAACTCGATTTATCGACGACCTGAAAAACAGTGACACCCTTGGCCAGTGCGACGAGGCCCACGGTAAGATAGATCTCCATGTTCGCCTTAGCGGGGAAGAGGTTCCGCCCTGCAGGCTTGAGGGCACGTTCTATCACGAACTCGTCCATGCGATCCTGTACTCAGGCTGTTACCACGATTTGACACGGGACGAGCACCTCGTTCAGCATATCGGTGGCTGTCTCCATCAATTTATGAAGAGTAGAAAATTTGAATAACATCTCAGACATATCAAAATATGTTGGTATTCGATTTCTCGAACACGGCCGGAGTATGCATTCATGCGATTGCTGGGGTTTGGTGTACCTGTATTACAAGCATGAACTCGGAGTCGATCTGCCACTTCTAAAAAGTTATCCACACACCAAAGCGCGACCGGAAATTGCCGGTATTATTGAGGCCGAAAAGCTCAACTGGTCAAAAGTTGACAAGTCAGAAAATATCAAAGATGGCGATGTGATTGTATTGAATATCTCAGGATTCCCGGCACACGTGGGAATCTGTGTTGGTCGCGGGAGAATGCTGCACGCTTACCAGGGAACTGATTCGTGTATTGAATCCTTTACCGGCCCCCGGTGGAAAAATCGTATTGAGGGCGTGTATCGATATGAATGAGATGGTACACATAACCGCATGCCTGAATCCCATTAGCAGGGAGATTGTCACCAGTGAGATCCCGGCAAGTGGAAGTCTGTCAGATCATATCAAAGTCCCTGATCATGTGCTTATTGAGCGAAATGGGAAAGAGTATCGAAACGGGCAGCTCAAACCCGGTGATACTCTGACCATGGTTGCTGCCCCTCGAGGGGGTGATCAAGGCAAAGACATTGCGCGGACCGCCCTGGTGTTGGCCGCTGTCGCTTTTGCCCCAGCAGCCGGTATTGCGCTGGGTTTAAAGGCCGGTAGTTTAGGATTGTCTCTTTTTGTAGGGGCAGCCACGTTCGGAGCCCAGCTTGGCGCAAGCGCGCTTATTCCCCCGGCGGATATTGCCGATCAGATAGGCGATCAAGAGCAATTCAAACGCCTTGGTGCCCTGACCGGGACTCGAAACCGGCTAAACCCGTATGGAGTAGTTCCACGGGTGTATGGCCATCGGAAAATATATCCTCCACTGAGCGCAAAGCCTTTCACAGAGATATTCGGATCGCGGCAAGATTTGCGACTCCTTTTCAACTTGGGGCCTGGGCCTTTAGAGCTATCAAAACCCATGATCGGGGACGCGATTGTAGGCGAGTTTGATAGCAATAATGTGTTCACCAGCAATGATAAATTTAAAGATCTCGAAATAGAAGTTGGCGAGTCTCCCGATTTGTATTCCAATACGGTCGAGGAACAGAGCGTGAATGTTGATCTTGACGAGGTTTCAGATACAGCTACAAGGACTACAGAGGCAGAGATCAACGAAATTTCACTTGATATTTTATTTCCTAGCGGGTTGTTTGCCGTTAATGATGAACTAAAATCTATTCTACGCCACGCAACTTTCAAAATCGAGTACCGAAAAACGGGTGTCTCTGAATGGACAGAACTTTTCCCTGTTGGGGTGGCTGGGGCTTTTTACAGGTCAAGAAATATTCAATACAATACTGGAGATGGAGGCTGGCAGGCGGTCGGTCTTCAAAGACAATCAAAACGCTCGGGAATCTCATGGAAAGTATTTGAACCCGGTCCTTATGAAGTTCGTGTTACACGAATAACCGCCTCCCAAGTTAGCGAAGACGTTTCTCAGATATTTGAAGACGCTAGTTGGACTATTCTCCGGTCAATCGACTATACTTATCCAACCAACTTGCCCGGAACGGTTCAGCTGGCCATGAGGGTGCAGGCTACCGATCAAATTAATGGAGTCCTAGATCAATTTTCTGTAGAAGTAAAATCCAGACTAGCTTTTTATGATGGAGCTGCTTGGCAGGTACCTACTTTTGACCCGGAAAACGGATCCGGAACGGGTGGACTTATTACTTCAAACCCCGCTTGGATTATGGCTGATATTCTCTCCGGCGGAGTGAACGCCCGGCCTATCCCCCGGGAGAGGCTGGATGGGGCTTCTTTTAAAGCCTGGGCGGATAACGCCGGTCCCCGGGGAGACGAGTGCAATATTATACTAGATGTAGCACGAACTGTTTTGCAAACTGCTGGCTTGATTGGCGCCTCTGCCAGGGGAAGCCTGTCTATGAGAGACAACGGGATATATACAATTATTCAGGACACCGATGAAACTGTGCCTGTGCAGCACTTTACCCCGCGAAATAGCTGGGGGTTTACCTCTGTTCGGAATTTTATTGACGCTCCCCACGGCTTAAGGGTGCAGTTTCCCAATGAAGATGAAAACTGGCAACCTGATGAAGGTATTGTGTACGATGATGGGTACTCCCTCGATGGTTCGGATTGCGTTTTTCCCGGTCCCGGGGGAAGTTGTTCACCGGCCACCAGGTTTGAGAGTATGAGTTTCGAGGGGGTGACTAATTGGGAGCAAGCCTGGCGAGAGGGCCGGTACCGGTTGGCTGAGCTGCGACTGCGACCTGAGAGGTACCAGATTAACACTGATTTTGAGAATTTAGTTTGTACCCGAGGCGATCTAGTTTTTGTCACCCATGATGTGTCGCTCTGGGGGCTAGCTTCCGGGAGAATAAAATCTATCGCAAGTGGCACGGTGACGCTTGACGAACCGGTCCAAATGGAGTCTGGGAAAACTTACAATCTCCGGGTGAGATCCACTTCCGGAGGATCATTGTTAAAGGTAGTTTCAACCGCGGTCGGGCTCCAGTCAACAATTACACTCAGTAACACCTCTGGGATTACACAGGGCGACTTGTTTATGTTCGGAGAGACAGCGAAAGAGACCCAAGCGCTTAAAGTTCTCTCTGTGGAACCTATCGCAGATCTTGGAGCAAGGCTGACGTTGATTGACGCTGCCCCAGCTATATACGACGCCGACCAGGAGACGATCCCGGACTTCGATTCAAATACATCAAATCCGCCCCCGGATCTGGAAAGACTTGAACCACCGGCACCTACAATCGTGTCAATCCGATCAGGAACCGATTCTCTTACACGAACGCCCGATGGAGTGCCGAGCCTACGACTTGTGGTTGCATTCCAAGTCGGTAGCGGGAACCCAACCGGGTATGTGGAAGGGCGATATCGCAAGTCCGGGGACTCAGATGGATGGAGTGCTTTCGGGGTTTCTGAGGCAAGCTCTGGCACGCTGACTCTTTTTGATGTTGAGCTGGGTTCTACCTACATTATTCAAATACGTGCCCGGACAGGTGACCGGGTAAGCTCCTGGGTTGAAGGGGATCCGCACACGGCAGGGGAGGGCGTTGAGGAGGAGACATTCCCCCCGAAAGAGATATTTGAGATCATCACCGAGAGTGATGCCATCGGGCGGCTGATTACACCGGTAAACGGAGAGGTGTCTTCCTTACACGTTAACCTCTTTGGATTTCTGACCCCCGGAGATGTGATTGATTTCATGATTGAGAAACGGTCGGTACCCACAAGGGTGCTGGTAGCAAAAGGGGCTCCACCCGTAGAGAGGTATGATTCCGGGGTTCGGGATATAGCCATACAGGAGCAAAATTTAAAACTTCCTGCTGGCACGTTTTTCAAATTGAATGGAGTGTCCTTGGCCTCACGCTTTCATGTGGATCCGGGGAAGATTCAGGGCTTGGTGGAGAGAAATCAACGTGGCGATAGTGTTGGTACGGTGGTGGAGGCTCTGGATAAAGACGAAGTTTTTTCAACGATTGTTATTCGAAGTGAAGATGCTATCGAATTGCTTGATGGTCAAATCCTTAAAATACGAAATAAGCAAGGTGAGTTTCAGGATGTAGTCATTGACGGAGACCAAACCACCATTGCCGGCACACCATGGCCGAGTGGAGGCACAAACACTATCCTTGATGTTGTTTCCAATACAGCTCTATATGATTATCCTGTTGGTGTTTCTACGGTTTTTGAAGCCGGTTATAAACTGACAGGACGACTAACGATTGAAGCGGGGAAGGTGGCTCTTAATGCCACCAATATCTCAGATCAGGGAAGTTCCATTGCCGGGCTTACACTTGATGTTTCAGGTAACCAAACAGCTATAGCCGCATTAGACACCCATGTCAATATAGCCGGGGGATCTGCTTATTCTGGATTAACCTTGAAAAGTCAGATTGGTACGAATGAGGCTGATCTGTCAAATTCTATACGTTCAGCAACACCACCAACATTAAGACCCTCGGGGGAAGCCCTGAAGTCAGGTGATACGTGGGTAGATACTTCTGATAATGACAGGGCGTATATTTGGGATGGGACTGCATGGACAAAAGTTGATAAGTTAATTGATGTAAATGCTTCAGCTATCTTATCAGCAGATTCTAACATTACAAACCTGCAAACAGATTCAAATCATGTTTTCCGTCAAATTGGAGCACCGACAATAAGACCGTCCGGAGAGGTATTACAGACCGGTGATGTTTGGGTGGACACGGATGATAGTAATCGAATGTATTCATACAATGGAACAGCATGGGAAGTTGATAATGCCTTAATGGATGTTAATGCCTCTGCATCGCTGAATCTGGACAGCCGTATTATCGAAAACGATGGAGAAATTTTAGCCATTGAATCAACAGCCGTATTAAAAGTTGACGCAAATGGAAAGATTGCTTTTGTAGCATTAAGCGCTGCTCATGATGGAACTACCATAGATATTAGTGCTGACCAAGTCAATTTTGATACAGAGCGGCTTAACGTTGGTAGTGAAGTATCTATGGGAACGGGTCTCGGTACTTTAGAAGGCGGAACAAATCAGGTTCTTATCGGACTGGCATCCGTAGGCGTTCCGTATGTACGGGTTCAACGGAATGCTACTAATTATGTGCAAATGGTTGGGAGGACGGATGTGGGAGAAAACATTATAGAAGCTGCTGTCGGTGGAGAAATCGTTTTTGCAGTAGATGGTACTGGTGTGAGGGTTGGAAGTAAAGGTGGAGAATGGAAAGCAACGGAGTCAGACGGTATTGAATTTGATATTAGTGGCATTGGTTGGATAAGTAAACGTGGTCTTAATTGGGTAGATGGTGTAACCGATAAATTAAGAATATATAGTGCACCAAGTATGAGTAAAATTGAGACTTTAAATGGCGCAAAGCTGGCTATCATATCAGATACCGCTCTGGATATTAACGCAGATACTACTATAGGTTTATTTGCTGATGAGATATTTGCAAACGCTCCTATAGTTCTTATTAATCTTACTACGACACAAATGAACGCCCTTTCATCCCCATCTACTGGCTCTCTTATTTTTAATACTACCGTTGGCAGGATTGCTTTTTATACAGGAACAGAGTGGAGACAGGTAGAGTCCGCCACGGTTTAAACTTAAATTCAGTACATTACAATTATGAAACAACTAATCTTACTCGAACAGTTCATACTCGATCAGCAAGCCACAAACGCCGAACATAAAAAGGCGATACAATGGGTTGTAGAGATTCAGCAATATAATCGACAGCTCGAATCAAGAATCAAAGAACTCGAATCACAAATCAAACAAGACAAAGGTGAATAAAACATGCCAACACTAAAAGATGTCATGCAAACACGAATAACGCAATGGGAAAATCAGATCGTTTCACATGAAGCGGAAATACTGATTCTCAACGCACAAATCAGAGCCTTGAAAGAGGAGATGAAAAACC